AAGTTCTCTAGCAGTTGCTGCTTTGTTTGCAAGAATACCAATGTTAACGCTATCATTGAAGATAGCATAATGCAGAAGGTAAGATACCACTGTAGTGGATTTACCAGTCTGCCTAGGCATCTTACAGATATTGAATCTATTTTCGTGGAAGTTGTTGATTAACTTCTCTTGAAAGCGATATGGTTGGAAAGGGACAAGACCCTCATCCAAACTAACAATTTTTACATACTTATTGGCAAAATAAACCGGATCCCTCTGACACTGAACAAATTCAATGATTTGCTCTTCAGTGAACTCAATAGGGGTATTCGCTTTTTTTAGGTTAGGATTACCAAGATATACATTATCAGGCATACTTCACTCAGCAATTCCAACGTCTAAGAGCTTTATTGATTCTGCTGTCTGGATCTCTTGCAGTTTTAGCAGAAGTCAATCTCTTTTTCATTCCTTTCATTCTGGAACAAAAAGACTTACGACGGTTTGCATCTTTTGAACCTTTCTTAAGTTTAGAAGGTTTTGTTGTTAC